CAAGTGACCCAGCCGCTACCCGCAGTTCCAAGCAGTACCGTCAGAGCCTTGCCAGCCGGAATAGTCCGCCAACCACGCGAGGAAAGATGGCGGGAAACGTCAACACCGCCCAAGGTTGCGGTACGAGTCCTTGTGTCCAACAGGACAGGAGTGCCGAGATGAATCGCGGAATCATAACGCAACTCAGTACGCCTGCCCTCGCAATTGAGGTACAGGCTCACGCCGCTAGGCCAATTGCCATTGATCGTAAAAGTCGGATACGCGCGGCTCGTACCATCATTCGGCAACCGGCACAAGGTCGCACCACCGGAAACCACACCATACGACAGCGGATACGCCAAACCCGCATGCGCGCTGCCATAGCTCAAGCCGCCGGATTGTATCGTCGCCGCACGAGCCTCACCATCATGAGACCTCGTAGACAAACGCTCAGGACGCTCAAAAACGATGGTGATTTCGGAATCATCGATCTTGCCTTCACGATACTTCGGCTCCTGACCCATGCTCAAATAGCCCTGCTCGCAATAGGTGTCCTCGATGCCGTCAACCACCCGCAGTCTCACATGCCGGTGGACGAAACGACGCACCCGATTCGTCAACTCAAGCAATGATTGGCGGGTGGAAGCGTTCGCGTTCCAGTGCAGGGTGACGGTACGTGAGGCGTAGATGATGCCATCCTCGCTTACGTCGTGGCCGCCGTCACCCTGCCCTCGCGCCGTGGCCGAAACCTTCGGCGTAGGCGTGGAATACCAGCCCTCTATGCCATCCTTGCCGATGCACAGGCAATCCAAGTCGCTCAAACCCTCGAAGCGTACCGTCTCAACGCCAGAAGCGCTCAATTCGGCATAATACGAGTCCATGTGTAGCCTCCTTTAGCCGCGCAACTGATGCCGTGCCGTCTGCACATACACGGCCGCCTCGCTCCACGGGTCGGTACGTTCCGGAATGCTGATGTTCATGTTCACGGTACGATCGCCGGACTCGGCAGTACCGCCGAATACCTTCAATATCTGGTCGCGGGTAAGCACCAGTTCCGGCTGTTTCGTCTCATTCGCAACTAGATGACGGCCCGGAGGAAGAATGCCACCGCGATCGTAGAGGGTTGGCCGATTGTCGCCCACGATGCCGCCAAGCGCATAGCCGCCAGCCCGGTTCAGGGCCGACAGGCTACCATACCGGTGTAGGGCATAGTTCACGCCAGCATAGATATTCGCCAGCGGATCGTAAATGCCCCTGCTTACGTAAGGGCCGGCATAGGCGGCGAAGGTGCTTGGAATGGTCTGCATCAGGCCCTTCGACGGATGTCCGGCCGCCGCATTGGAATCCCAGTTGTTGATCGCGTTCGGATTGCCGCCGGATTCCTGATTCATGCGGCGTAGGACGGTGTTGGCCCAGCTTTCGGACTGACCCAATTCCTTCAACACCTGCAAGACAAGGCTCCGCCACTGCTCGACGCCGGCGGAGACTGCGCCATGATATTGGCCGCCATCGCTACTGTTGCCGCTTGCCGTGGTCTTGCTCACCCATTTGGCGGCAAGTTCGGAAGCCGAAGCCTTCGCCTTATCCACCAAAGCACTGGCCACGCTGACCGGTAGCTTGCCGACCATCTGGCCGAACTGTCCGCCCGAAATCTTCATGACCTGCGATTTCACGGGGTCGAGAATCTTCGACGTGACCCAACTGCCCGGACTCTTGACGAAGGACTGGGCTTCCTCAGTCAGGTCTTCCAGCCACTTCTTCACGGAGGAAGTCGCGCCGGAGACCGTGCTCGTGATCTTGGATACGACGCCACCCTTGGCATAATGCGGGGTGAGTCCCATATCCTCACGGACGGCGCCGATACCCTGATTTCGGGCCATCGCATTCCAACGATAAATGTTGGAAGCACCTACGGCCTTCACCCATTCAGGCACCATCCACGCCTCACCCGGCGAAGTCATCGCCAGAATGCTATCGGTGCCCGGCGCGTAGCCCGGGTTGATGCCGCCGTTGGCGAACTTCACGTCCGGCAGGCTGAGCTTCAAGCCAACCGCGCCAGCAACATTGTTCCACACCTTCTTGATGCCGTTCGTGTAAACGGTATCAACGATGAATTTCACAGGGCTTTTAGCCGCTTCCTTGACCTTATCCCAGCTTTCCTTGATCCAATCCTTGGTAGATTGGAAGGTATTGCCGATCGCGTCCAGCACGTTTTTGATCGGAGTCTTGACATGCTGGTCGAACCAGTCACCGACAGTGCCGAAGATCCCGGTGATCTTGTCCTTAGCAGACTGGAAAAGATCATTGAAATCACCCGGAATGCCGGTGAAGAAGTCGATGATCAAGGTTGGTGTCAATCCCAGCCAATCGACCAGTGCTTGCCACTTCTCCTGAATCCACTCACCAGCCGAGCTAAAGAAACCGCTGATCGCATCAGGGATTCCCGTGAAGAAGTCGATGATCGTAGTCGTCGTAAGTCCTAGCCAGTCAACGACGGCCTGCCACTTCTCCTGAATGGCCGCACCCAGATCGCCGAACACGCCTTGCATGTCCTGCGTGACCTGACTCCAGCTATCAGATAGTTGCGAAGTGAAATCATTCCACTTCCGGCTGAGAATCCCAAAAGCGTCACTATCACCGACCAGACTTGCGATGGTACCAATGCCATGTGGGCTGAGAATGCCCGGCCCGGAAAACACGTTCGTAGCGGTACCGAATGCCTTGCTCAGGTCAGGAACCTTGTTGAACAGTCCGGTAATCTTGTCGATCGCGTCGGCCACGACATGCACGCCATGCGTAATGCCGTCAATGACCTTGGAAATCGTCTTGGCGACAGTAAGCCACCAGTCAGCCAAGCTTTTCATACCCCACGCCGCATCGGACGGCTTGAGGCTCTTCTTCGCATCATCGGCCTTCGATTTCAAAGGGGTGAACGCGTCGATCAGACTGCTGATAGCGCGTCCGAGCTTCTTGATGGCCGAAGCCCACTTCGACATGCTTTCGCCGATCGTGCCGAAAGCCTCCTTGATGGTATCGAGCACTCCGAAAGATTCCAAGTCTTTCTTGAAGGTGCTTATCCACTTGGAAATGTCTTTCAATCCCTGTGCAGCCTTTGATGCGCCTTCGCCTAGAGCGCCGATGATGTCGGCGAACGTTTGCGCTGGTTTTTTCGCATCGTCGAAATTCGTGGAGACCGTTTTCACGGTTTCCGCGTTGTCCGGCGTCAGGGCCTTGAACAGGTCGCCGAAGGCAGTGGCCAGAGCGCCGCATCCTTCTGCGAAGGTCTGCACTGCGCCGGATTCGCTTAATGTTTGTACGAATTGGCTTATCCAGCCGGCCACGTTCGCCACGTTTATCGCAATGCCTTCGATGATCTTGCCGATCGTCTTGATCGCACCATTGGCGAACGCTTCGATACCGGCCTTGACATCTTCGGACGGAATCAGCCTCGACCATGAATCAGCCAACTTGCCCGCCGATTCCTTGATGCTATCGAACGCCTTGCCGCAAGTCGAACGGATGCCGTCCAAAGTGGATTGAAGCTGTGGAGCCCAAGAAGCGGTGCCGAAAGCCTTCTTCCACTCGTCGGACAATTCGCCAGTCTTGAGATAGCTGGTAACGGCTGAAACCTTGGTCTTTACATTGATAACGGTATCCGCCGCGATGTCGCCGACTTTACTGAAACTTCCAGAGAACTTGTTGATGGCATCGGAGATGTTCGATGTGCCAAGCGCTTCGACCACCTTCTGAATCGCCTTCTGAATGCGATTCTTGGTGTTCGTGACGGCTGTGCCGATGCCCTGTGTAGCATCCTTCGCCTGCTCAGTGAACGAAGCATACTGTCCGTATCCTTCGGTGTTCAGTTTGACCAGTGCCTTGTTGAAATCACTGAAGGTGATTTTTCCACCCTTCATGGCGGAATACAGGTCATTCTGCGACGCATTCGCGCCGAGCATGCTCTTCGCCAACTGGTTGATCTGGCCTGGCATCGCGTTCACCATGCTTCGCCATGCGGCCGCATCCACTTTGTTAGCGGAAAGCATCTGATTGTACTGCTCGATGGCGTTCGCCTGCAAGGTGGTGTCCTTGCCACCGGCCAAGACGGCATTGTTGAACGCGAGGGCGATGCTGGTCGCCTCGTCAAGATTGCTGGTCAACGGCGCCAGCTGTTGCACCATGCCGACCATCGAAGCCGTGGAAGTCGGCAAACCGTCCAAACTGGATGAAATACGCTTGATGGCCGCCGCCGCGTCATTAGCGTTGTAGCCGAGGTTCTTCATGACCTTCGGGAAATTGTTCATGGTGTCGGCACGGGTGATGGCGCCGCCCACATTTTCCGAGATGACGGATGCCACCTTGCTGAAGGCGCTTTGCGCGAAGCCGGCGATCGCGCCGAACTTGGCCGCACTCCAAGCCGAGAAGAAGCGGGTGGAGTCGGCGATGCCGCTCGCGCTCGACGAGCTCACCGACGATTGCATGCTCTTGAACGAATTGACCGCATTACGCGCCGAATCCGCCGCCGAACGGAAGAAGCCAGCCGACTTGGACGTGCTGGAATTCAGATTATCCTGCGCGCTCTTCAACTGCGACTGGGTTTCCTTCAACCCATTCTGAGCAGACTTCAACTGTTCTTCGGCACTCTTGTAGGCTTCGGTCTTCTGCCGGGCCTTGCTCCGCGCGTCATTCAAACGCGACTGCGCACTGATAGCCTGCGAGCTGCTTGAACCGTATTTCGCGGTGGTTTCCGTCAGTTTCGCTTCGGCGGCCTGCACCTTCAACGTGGCAGTCTTTTCGGCTTCTCGTGCGGTCACGATCTGCGACTTGCATTGGTTCACCGTGTTCGCGGCACGCTTCTCCGCAGACTCGAGCGCCTTGACCTGATCGGACAGAGGGTTCGACGTGCCAGCCGCCTGCTTCATCGCATCAGCGAACTTCTTGCCCGCATTCCGGCCGGCAGAGGTGACGGAAGCATTCACGCCACTATTCAGTTTCGTACTGAAAGCGCTCAGATTCGGCAGTACGTCAATCCATGCGGCTGTTCCGGCCATTCCGTCACCTCACCATTCTTATGTTCCAGGCTGTACGAGCGCCAACAGTTCGGCCCGCTCCTGCGCCTGAATTTGTTCATCCACCGGCTCCACCGATGCCGGTTCCTCCGCCAACATGGCCGGAGGCTTCAATCGGGGCCGAATATCCTCGTCCTCAAGCGGATGCTCAACGAACGGGGCACAGGCGCTTACCGTCAACTGGATGTCGCGGAGCATATCACCCAAGTCATGCAGTATCCACTCGGTCTCGCTCCACCCGCTACCGACCAACGCCCGATAGAACACGTTGTCGGGCGGCATGTGCACGACCAGCGCATGCAAGGCCCGTAGGCTGATCTTCCCCTGCCAGAACTCCGCGATGGGGTCGCGGGGACTGTAGACCGCGCACAGGGCGGCCTCCAATTCCTCCGCATAACCGCCCGCTTCGAGAAGTTCTACTGCCGTGTAGGGTTTCCCTCGGAATCCTTTTCGGTCAAGTCCTCGGCGGCCTGCTGAAGCAGGAGCATCAGCAGGGTTACGGTACCGCCCTCGGCATCGAACCGTTCATACTGGTCGCCCAATAGCGCCTTGGCGAGCTGGAATTCATCATCGGACTTCTGCGCCTCGTTGAACGCGCGTTTTTCCTCATTCGTCTGGAATAGCGGCAGATGGAAGCGGTAGACGGTCGTGGAATCGTCGTTGATCGTGAATTCGACGTATTCCGGAATGTTCGGATGGGATTCCAGGTACTTCGCCTTGACCGCCTGAAGGGAATACTGCTTGTTAGCCATAAAAATCATTGCCTTTCTGAAAATTTCCTTTATTGACGGTGGAAGATCCCGTGTGGGTGGGAAAGGAAAAGAAAGCCATCCACACGGGAAGAATCAGTTGGAAGAAGAAACCTCAGACGTTGGTTGCTCGGCCGTCTCCACATTGTTCGCCGTCACGACGGACGATGCTTCAGAGACGGCAGCACTCTAAGCCTTGGCGATCTTCTCGCCCTCGTAGAACGTCTTGTTGGTCTTCGGGTCACGGAAGAACGTGAAGGTCTGGTCTTCGCCTTCGGCATCGGAACGGTTCTTGGTGTTGTCGCCCTGATTGGTGACCTTGACACGATAGCCGGCCTCGACACGATAGTGTGCGTCGGCGCCGACGCCATCCTGACCAAGCCAGATCAGGCGATAGTACGGGAAATCGCTGGTCTCGCCGTCCGTGAATTCGAAGCCTTCATCGTTCTTGGCTGGCCACTGGGATACCGGCAGGCCGTGAGCCAATGCCTTCACCCACGCATTCATTTCAAGGAAGGTGAGCTGCAGAGTACGATTTCGGCTGGTGATGTCGGAACGTACCGGCTCCAAATCCTGCACGGCATTCACATCCGAGGATTCGGTGGAACGGCTCATTTTCGCACCATCGGTCGAAATGTAGCCGAGCACCTTGAAGCCTTCCGGCAGGGCATTCGGCTTGCCGGTCGTATCATCGAAGAATGCGGACGGCATTTCGGTCGCATAGTCCGCAATGGCAAGCAGCTGAGTGCCCCACTTGCGAACGTTCTTGTTGTTATCGTTGAGAATACTGGCTACATCGGTCGCGGCCATCATTCCTCCTTAATTTTCACTATTTGAGACTTGTTTTCGGACGCATGCTGAGACTGGCCGTCGCCGTGCAACGAAGCACGTTCGCGGCACGCTCGTAAGCCGTTTGAGAGAATTCCGTGATCGAAGACGTATCGACATAGCCGTATTGGTTGCCGTCCCCCGACAGGCGGAAGACGGCGGCTTCGATCTTGCCGGTGATTTCGGCCATCGACTTCCAATCAGCCGCAAACACGTCGATGTCGAGGCTTCGCGTGCGCGTGTAACCGTCGCCTTGACCGCCGCCCGGAGCCGGAGACACCATGACCAACGGCAACCGGCTTGCCATGTCATCCGGGAGCTTGGAAACCGCCGTAATGTTGGCCTTGTCCTTCAACCATGCGATCAGCAGTGGAAGGCCATGAGGCCATTGGCCTTGCAAAAGCATTCAGTCCCCCATCTCCGCTATCGCACGACGCAGGAAGCCCTTTTTAGGCAGTTTTCCGTCGCCATACTCCTTGGCCGCAGCCTGTTCGTCGCCGACCATCACGCGCGCGTAAGGGCGCTGAATATGGCTTGGTGACTTCGAGCCGGGACGTTGGCCTTGGATGACCCGCACCGAAGCCGCATACCGTTGGTCACCCTCTTTCAAGGCGATACGTTTCACGATCGGGGCGAGCCGTCGAGCCTTCGCGTTCAATGCGGCGGTAACGGTTGGATTGGCGAGCACGTTTTTGCGCATCCAATCCTCGGAAACGGTGAATTTCGAGGTCATGAGGTCACCTCCGTCATCCACCATTCCGTGTGATTGCCGATGCCGTCAGCCGTCACATAGTCGTAGGCGGCGGAAGCCGGTTGGAAGGTTCGACCATCCCATTCGATTCGTGAATCGCCGGTCAGAAGTCGTGCCACCAAGTCACCCTCGTGGCTAAAGCACTTCCACTGCGGCAAATGGTTCGCATCCTCGAACAGCGGCAGATCGGTGACTGCCACGGGTTGCACGTTGCAGCCTTCCAGCACGGTTTTGCGGGTCGTGTACTGCGCTTGGCCGTATTCGTCCGTCTCGCCGTCCACGACCCTCGTGATGATCGTCAAGGTGTATCCGTGGATTCCATCTGCCGCCATGTCAGTCCACCTTGTATCGGGCTACCATCGCCGCCCACTGCGCCGTCGTACCAACCGTCAAAGCGGTGGAATAGGTGCGTTGTTCCCCCCCTGTCGTGTACGAGACCATGCCGGGAAGCATCTGGTAGATGGCCGCCGCCTGCTCGAGCACGACATCCTGCACGCCTTTCGGCACCGGGTCATAGCCATGCCTGTAGGTGACTTGCACGCTCCGCCAACGGTTTGGAATCGGACGGTCAAGACGAATCGCACCCATCGCAGACCATTCAAAATCCGAGACGGATTCACCGTCGATCTGCAATTCGGAAACGTCCCGCACCGGCAGGCAAGGCAAGGTAAGCGCCCTACCGCCGTCCGAATCCAAGACCACGGTTTCAGTCACCATGCTGATCGGATTATTGGTCTGCTCACGGAAACGACCGGAGGCCAGACGGAGCGCGAGCTTCAATTTCTCGTCATCCGTACTGGCCCCGGTCTTGACGGCAAGATCGGCGATGGAAGCCAACGGCTCAAGATTGTCGTCGGCCATCACTCACCTCCGATCAGTGAGATTCGGATCCGGATGCTGCGGCGAGCTTGACCACGGCGAGACGCTTCGGTTCGCGGATGAACAGCATGTTGCGTTCCTCGGCGCGCACGTAGGTCAGGTTGTGGCGAGCATCGTCCTCGTTCTGGTTGAACGCTTCGATGGTGAGCGGCACGTAGTTGAGCAGCTGCACGGTGCTGAAGTCGCCCATGACGGCGGTGCCTTTCGGCAGGGCCTGAGATTCGATGCGCGGGATGCCCCACAGCATGTTCGGCCCCATCGAGAACGGGCCCTGTCCGAAGTAGCGGCCCTGCTTGTCCTGCATCAGGTCGATGGCCTCGTTATCCTCAGGATTCAGGACGATGGCCTGAATGTTCGTGCCGATCGCGGACAGGACGCGCTTCGCATGACGTGCTGTCTTGAAGATGTCCGTGTCGAAGGCCACCTGCTGAGTGCCGGTGGTGTTCAGAATGCCCTTCTGGACGACATCGGTGTTGGAATCGCCGTTGATAATGGTCTTCTCAAGGTATTCATTGAGATTGCGCATCAGGGTCTGATTGATGAGCGTGCTGATGATGCCGTCATCGTGCAGTTCCTGATTGGTGACCTTGAAACCGTCAGCGCACGTCCATTCCTTCGCCTCGGCCATCTGCGTGCCAAGCTCGGACAGCGGCTTCACCGCGCCTTCCTTGACCGCCGCAGCCTTGTTGGTCACGGAAATCAGCTGACGGTACTTGACGTACCCGCTATTGGTGGAGCCGCGGGTGATGAGGCCGAGGAAAACGTTCGGCGTCGGATAGGTGACGTCAGTGTAGCCCGGCAGGACGGTCGGGTTGACGGCGCCCGGCAGTGCGGTGCTGATCGGATTCGGGTCGGACTTGACACGGATCTGGCTCTTGGCGATACGCACCGGCGTGCGGTCGGGCGTGGTAGCCGACTTGAATGCGCGGTAGGCGTCGGTGTTTACGAATGCTTCGCCGATGCTCTTGGCGACGATGGTCTTGCCGGACACGTCGTCGGACGGTTCGGACTTGGCGAGCATGCTCTTCAATGCTTCGGAGGCTTCATGCTCCTTGGCGATGCGTGCTTTCAGGTCATCGGCCTTCGCGCGAAGGGCAATGATCTCGTCGTTTTCCTCCGTGGTGAATGCGCGGCCTTCGCCCTGCGCGGTCGCGGCAATGGCCTTCACGCGTGTGAGGGCGTCCTGCAATTCCTGTTTCATGCTCATGTCTGAATCTCCTTCGCTAATGAGCTGTGTTTCCATTTCCGCCGCCCACGCGGTCAAATCGGGCAAACTTGCAATTTCCGTCGAATCGGCTGGTTCGGCAGGTTCGGCCTGTGACTGTTCCTCGTGCATGACCTCACGAATGAGGTTGCGAAGCTCGTCACGGTCGAATTGCATTGAAAAAGGCCCCGAACCGTCTGGTTCGGAGCCTTCAGTAGGCTGGCCGGTATCGTTCGGCGGGTCATCGCTCTTGGTGCTGACCAGTCGAGTCTCTGGATTCGCACCACGCAGACACAGGCTGACCTCATACAGGTCAAACTTCTCGATTGGCCAGACGCAATCGCCATGCGCCTGATCAATTGACGGGCCGTAGTGGACGTCACCGCCAACCGAAAACTCGTGGATTCGACCATCCTTAAGCAGTTTGAAACACTGCAAGCCGTTCGGACTGCTCAAATCAAGCTGGCCATCGATCTCCAAGCAGGTCGCAGTCTGTCGCATGCCGGTAATCACGCCGATGTTCGCCTGCGGGTCATCCCACTTATGGGCGAACAGAATCGGTATCACCGTGCCCGCTTGGAATTTCGCAATGGAATCATCGAAGGCACCAGGTTTCATCACGTCGCCTTGCGAATCCACCACGTCGAAAGTGGATACGACGGCAGTGAATTTGCCTTCACCTAACGACTTGTCACCACCTAGGCCCATGACCTCCGACTTCGTACGCAAGGTCATGCGCCGCTTCTCAGGCGGCCGTTCACCTTCCTTATGCATTCGCACCTCCAAGATTCTGAGAGCCGCTATCATGCGGACTGGCCTGAGTGCCACCGCCACGCACCGTGTTGAGCTGAGTTAGGATTTCGTCATAGTCCGGGCCCTTCGGAGCGAGACCGTGATCGGCACGTGCTTCGTTCACGCTCATCCATGGGCCGCCAACGGCAGATGATGTCACTTGTGCGTCATCGATGAAGCTGCCGCGCAATGCGCTCTCGATGTTGAATTCGATGAACTGACCCTTGAAGAAGCGGGAGCAAATCTGCTCGTTGAAAGCGCCCTGCAACTGCTCAAACAAAGGTCCGAGGGTTTCCCGGTAGAGAGCGTCCCTAAACGCCTGCTGCGTCGCATACTTGCCTTCTCGGGCGCCGACCATTTCAGGCGGCACCTGATAGGCTGATGCCACTTCGATGTCGCTCAAGGTGCGGCCTTCGACTTCCTGCGCGTCTTTCGGCGTGAATTCCGCGCCGACCCTCTGATAGGTGATGCCGCGCAGGATAGGGCTTTCGCCTTCCTTGCCGCCCCCGTCAATCCAATTGCCCAATTCGGCTTGCAACCGTTTTCGCGCATCGGGACTCAACGCCGCCTCGGTCAAATCCTGAGACCAGTAGCCAGGCATGCGCAGGCCATGCTTCCAGAGTTGGCGGCGCCATTTCACGGCTTCGGTATGCTCGTCCAACGTCTGCTGCAAAGTCAGCATCGGGCTGACACCCTCATAGCCGCCGTACCCCTTATCCCAGAAATAGCCGTGGTCTCCGCCATCATCGAAGCGGACGAAACCTTCGGGCGTGCTGGTTGGGTCTGTGATGGTGAAGCCGTCCACTTCGTCGATCGTTCCCGGCTGTTTATGGAAGCGCCATTGTGCCGTTGAAATCCGGGTCAGCGTATCGCCGGACTTCGAGTAATGCACAAGGAATCGGTCGAACAGCATGAGATCGGCTACGATGTCGTGAATCAGCCGGTACATGCTCGTGCCGTTGTCCGGATTCGGATGATTCACCATCTCGTATAGAGGGCCTTCGGTGAGCATCTTACGCTTGCCGTACGGTTCGCCCTCGAATGCCTGAATGTGCACTCGGGCGACGTTCCGCGCGATGAATTCCACGACCTTGCGCACGCTCGGCTGCGTCGAATAGATTTCGAAGGCGCGGGGGCCGCTGGTCAACGGCACGCCAGCATCGACCACAGGCCAAGGGCCGGTAACCGTAGCCCCGGCCTTCCCCGTGAAATCGATGATGCTACCGCTTCCTTTAAAAAGCAAGCTCATTCACGCACCACCTTCGCCAATCGCAAGACAATCACCCCGGTAGCAATGCAGCCGAGCGGAGTCCAGATCAGAAAACAGCCAACGACAATGAACACAAGTCCAATGGTTTCCAAAACCATCTGAATCAGGTCAAGCAAAAAGGCTTTCCGCTTCATAAATGCTCCTTTTCGGCGCAGGCCTTGACAGGGCTTCACTCAGCGCGTTCAACACGGCGGCCACGCCGTCGATCTTGTCACCGGAATTCTGCTTATCCGGCTGAACGTTCCCGTTCGTATCGGTTTTGACGGCCAGATTGTCCACATTCCAGCGGAGCACCGGATTGCCATGATGCCGGAACAGGGGCGCTTCAGCAGTGCCGGTCAGCAAGAGCCGTTGCATCTCCTTGAGCACCGGACTCAACGTCTTCGTACCCTGCCTTACGATGGTCAGCCGGTCAACATCCAGACCGGCCTCCTGCAAGTCGTTGGCAACCTGCGTCGCATTCCACGGGTCATAACCGATGGTCTGCACGTCGAAAAAGTCAAGATCATGCAGGATACGTTTTTCCACGTAGGCGTAGTCGGTGACGTCACCCGGCGTCAAGGTCAGCCAGCCGTCTCGCACCCATACGGATGCCATGCCAGCCGTACGCTTATCCAATGCGGGCAGATCGGATTCGGGCGCCCAGAACCGCATCAGCACGTCGTAGCCGTCAGAATCATCAGGGAACAGTAGAGCCCAAGCAGTCAAGTCGGAGACTGCGCCTAAATCCCAGCCGCCATAGCAGGTGCGGCCCTTGTAGGCTTCGGCCATCTGGTCGGCAGACGTGTATTCAGCACCGCAATTGCGATCCCAGGATTCCAATGTCAGGAACCGTTCGGACTGCTTCGTACGGATGCCGAGATGCAAGCGTAGGTAGCTGGCGAGCTGTGCCGGCGAGTTCTTCGCCTGATTCGCCTGCGACGCCAGATATTCGGCGCTTGGGCTTTTCCCATAGCCCGGATTGGCTTTCATCTGCGTTTCGACGGAAAACGGGTCATCGGTCTCCTCGGCACCCCAGACCACGCCATAATAGGTGTCGTCGGTGATGGTGCCGGCCGAGATCTGTTCGACGTACTTGCGGGTCTGGTCGTAGATGGTGTTGCTCTTGCCGTCGTCAGGCGTGGTGATACGCACGCCCAGCGGCTGCGTTCGGGAACCTCTACCGGTTTCCAGCGTGCGCACCAAGTCAGGCGTCTTATGCACGTGAAGTTCATCGACGATGAAGCAGTGCAGGTTCATGCCGTGCGCCGCATCGGCAGCGGAGCTGATGACTTCCATGTAACTGCCTGAACGGTTGTGGACGATGCGCTTCTGGTGCGCCGTCATCACTCCTTTCAAGGCTGGCGTCTTCTCCACGAGCTGTTTGATCGGCTGGAAGACGAAGCCGGCCTGATGTTCCGTGGATGCGGCGCACACGACCTGCGCGCCCGGCTCCCCGTCCGCGCCAAGCATATACACGGCAATGCCGCCTGAAAGCGTTGACTTGCCGTTCTTTCGAGGCACGTCAACGTACAGGTCGCGGATGATGCGCACCATCTGCCCATCAGCATTCTTCCGCACCCAACCAAACACCGGCGCCAATATCCACACCAACTGCCATGGATCAGGGTCAAGCGGCCTGCCAGCCCACTTGCCCTGAGTATGACGCAACGTGTGGAAGCTCAACAGCACCTTATCCACCCGCGCCGGGTCGAACACGGCACCCTCGACGTTGCGGGGTTCGGGCGTCTTGATCTTCGGCACCTGCCATTCCTCCGGCAGTTCCATGCCACGCTCGAGACAATACCAGGCCACCTCGGGACTGATCTTCAACCGTTCCAACGTTTCGACGTCAGGCAGTTCAGGCGAATGGGTTGTATTCTTCATCCTTTCCCTCCGCCTTTCCCGCAACATTTGACTCGCTTGCCGGCGTCAGCCCGAACTCGTGCGCGAACGCACGAATCGTATTCTGCGATTGGGTTAACACCGTAAACGCCGGATTCAACTTTCGAGCGCCACGCTCCGTCTCGATCAGCACGCCTTCCGCATTAATGCACTCCTGCGCCGAACGCAGTGAAGCCACGGCAGTGCAGTAGGCTACGAGAGCATCCCTATCCTCCGGCTTCAACAATCCCAATGCCGCCAGCTTCGGCACCAATCGACGCCACGTATTCAATGCCTCGCCGCATAGCCAGTTGGGAACCGTGGGCGCCTTATGCTCGAACCCTGCATCATCATCAGAGATCTTCCTGCCGCCAGCATCCCGATCGGGGCCTCGACCATTGATGACCCTAAGCTGGAGTGGCGTTTTCTGAGGGCCGCGAAGTCCCATGGCCTTACTCCTTCCGTCGTGTGGTTAGACCCTGAAAACCTCAGACGCGCAAAGGAGAGTTTCGGCGGCGCGCTTTTGACACACCCCCTTGAACTTTCGGGACGCCCCTCCCCTTAGTGGAATATGCCAGGGTAGTTCCTTCGGTCTTCTTGGTCTTTGATGGTTTTGCATTGGTCGCAGAGGGTTTGTGTGTTGTTGATGTCGAGGAATGCGCCGCCTGCTCCGACTGGTGTGATGTGGTCGATGTTTGTGCCTTTACTGTTGCATCTTCGGCAGTTTGGTTCGAGTTTGAGTCGGAGGTTGCGTATGTGGTTCCATTCGGTGCGATGCTGGCTGCGTTCGCGTGTGTGGGCTGATTGGTTTTGCCATGGTTTGCGTTGGTGTTGTGCGCATCGGCCTTGGTTGACTGCTTTGTTTTTGCATCCTGTGAAGGTGCATCGTGCTTGTGGTCTTGTCGGCATGTTGGTTAGTCTACGATTTGGATGCCGAGCTTGGTGAGGGCTTGTAGGTATTCCCCCTCGTAGATTCGCATGCCCCATGCTTCCAAGGCGTCGGCCCGGGTGATTTGCATGGTGGCTTGTTCGCCTTGGTCTGCGATTCGTGTGAGTTGGTGTGCGATTTCCTTCAAGGTTTCGTTCATGGTGTGATCGCTTTCTCGTGTGGTGCTTCGTACTGGGGTCGAACCAGTGGTAGGGAGAGAACCAAGTGATTGAGGGGAAGAGCCCTACTTGCCTGTGCCGGGCCGAAGCGTGTGCCCCTTGCCTGAATGGAGGGGGCTATTGCTAGAGCCGCCCTTAGTGGGACGACTCCGGAGACTGTTTCTACGGCATGCAGATCAGCTAATAGTTAAGCCCCGAGCGTGCTGGCTTGGGGCTTGCTAATTCTCAGTTCCGATTATCTCGTACTGACGTACGTCAGTATACCATTTTATCGGTGACAGTCAAGTTGTGCGGCGAGTTCTCCGAGGTTTAATACGTACTCATTCTTATGTTTTGTCGGCGTGGCGTGGAGTTTGCCGCGTCGGAGCCATTGGCTTATGAGGTTGCGTGATACTTGCAGTCCGTAGCGTTTGAGTTCGTTTGCCGCGTCGGCTGGCGTGCCGGTGATCTGCAATTCCCATAGCTTCCTGTCTCGTTCGGCTTTGATGGCTGGTACTGGCCATTCTCCACCGCAGGTGCAGGTTGCGGTGAGCGCGTCTGGTGGGGCTTGTAGCCGGCGTGAGCAGTGTGGACATGTGCCGATGAGTATCATGTCTTCCGGTGGTGTGAGGGCAAGGTTGTTGCGTCTGATGATGCGTTGCAGGGTTCGGTAGTCGTCGTCGATGGTTGGCATGTTGAGGACGGTGTGTCGGTTGGCGAGGATCCGCTTCCATGCCTTGTCCCATTTCAGGTTTGCGTATGCGTTGTTGATTTTGCCTGCGGTTTCTGCGAGCCATTGGCTGCTTGTGTCGATGAGGTCGAGTGCGTGCTGGTCGAGTGGGAGGGGCGCGTATCCGTTGCTTGGTGTGCGGGTGCGTTTGCCGATTCTGGCTTGTTTGAGGCTGAGACTGTGCAATGCTGGCAGTTGTTCGTGGCCGAGCATGTATATCATCTCCCAGTAGTCTTTTTGGCAGTTACCACAGACCCAACTGGTCGGCTTGATTTGCGTTCCGCATGTGGGGCATTTCATGAGTTGGTCCTCCTAGTTCGAGGCTGATTAGCGGGTATGGGACTTGCAGGATTCGGGCGATGTCGTGCCAGTCGACTTGGTTGGCGGCTAGCCTGTGTGCTTGGTCTTTCTGTGTTTTAGTGAGCATGGTCGCCTATCGTGATGATTTCTTCCTCGTCGTCCACGTCGATGATGTGGACTGGGATGTGGAGTATGCCGTTGGCTGTTTTCGCGTAGGCGATGGCGATGGCGAGAGTCTGATAATCCTCGCCTAGACTGCCGCCAGTATCGCTGAGAAGCTGGTAGGTCATCGTCCTCCACCCCACCATGCGATAAGCATCAGAAGGACGTATGTCAGAATGGTGACTGCCACCGCTGCTTCGTAGCTCATTCCGTGTCCTCGATTGGCTTGCAGCTGGTTGGATTGTGGGATAATGGCGATACCGTGCATGCGTAGTCGCCGGTATCGGAATGCATGATGACGGTTTGAGTGTGTTCCGACACGTGCATGCCGAAAATGATGACGATAATGAGTATCACAACGGCGATTAGCGGAGCCGCGACAGCAAGGACAACGGGAATATCTCGATTGCCGCTCATTCCGTGTCCTCGCTTTTCTCAAGGATGTAGACGTTCGTGGCGCTGACTGCGTTAGTGGGAAGTTCCGTTGGCGGGATGGTATCCACCCGTGAAATCTTCCAACCATCGTTCAGCAGCTCTTCAAGCGCCTCCATATTGGACAAGCGGCGGCGGACTCCGCGATCAGCCCAAAACAGCGGGCAAACCTTGTGTTGACTGCTCATTCCATATCCTTTCTTTCCATGTGTGCTTGTGCTTTGTGCCATCCGTCCATCCAGCCGAGAATGTATGCGTCAGCTGGGGAATCACTGCCTAGTGCGATGTCGCATAGGGAGTCCAAGGCCATCTGCGGCAGATCAAGCGCATGCTCGTCGTTCACCTGTTCACCGCCCTCATGTTCGCATCCATGTCGGTGGCTTTGCCGTCGGCTGTGACTATCAGCTTTCTGCCGGTCGCCACGTCCGCGACTGTGATGTCACCGAGTTTCGGCGCATAATGGCGGGCTTCTTCGAGCGCTTCATCCATGTTGGTGAGCACTTCCAAGATCTCGTTGGCTACGATGAGGTAGGTCATTTTGCTGGTTTGGTACTTCGCTTGGCATCGAACCGCTGTAGCCGAGCATGGATTCACAATGATGGATGATGTCGTCGTATGCGTCTCTTTCCCAATCCCGGGCCGGATTGAGGCATGACTCATATTGTGCTGTCCCCCACTTTTCTTTGCAGTAGTCGATAATTTCGCGTAAGGTTTTATCCTTCTCACTGACGTTTGTTGCCATGATTGTTTCCTTTCTTGTTGAGTTGGTCTGCGAGTTGGCAGGCGGTTTGGTCCGGCTGTGCGGTTTCCAACGTGCGATGCAATGCGGCGAGCACATGCGAGCATTGCCATGAATGCACGTGTGGTTTCGAGGGTGGAATGCCGCTCATTTTCGCGCGGCGCTCGCACCAGCCCTTCCATTGGCGGCACCAGTCCGTGACCGTGCGGGTCTCGCTATGATGGTGCGCCGCGAAAGCATTCCAGGAATCCAGCAAGTCAAGGTCGGGATATGCCTTGATGATCTCGCTGTTGGCGTGGGCTTTCTCTCTTGCTTGTTCGAAGTCGGTGATGCTGATTTCTTTGGAGAAAGAAGAAGAATATTCTTCTTTCTCTTTCTTTGGTGTTCTGGTGTTCTGGTGTTCTGGTGTTTGTCCCGATGTAACGCCGTTACAGTCGGCACGTAACGCCGTTACATCTGTGGTTTCGCGGTATTTGGCTACTCGGTCTGCGGTCTTCTTGCGGACGTGCATGACCTGTTCCATACTGCGGTTATGCTTGAGATAGTCATGGATTATCCACCCTTCCTCGACCTCCTCGAGCATTCCCACGTCGCAGAGGGCTTGAAGCTGTTCGTCGGTGGCTCCGATGACGAAGCGCATGGTCCGGCGCGGAATGAAACCGTCCGTGAGATGGTCTCCGCAGTAGGTGAGCGCCATGCAGAACGCGCCGATCGCGTCCATATGGCCGCTGCGGCATAGTTCCTGCACCTTGTCGTTCGTGTAGAAGCCGTTCACCAATTGCACGTATCCGCGCCTAGCCATTTATCCGAGCCCTCCTTTATCTTTCCCCGGTGCGCATTACGACGATCATGCTTGGAAATGGTGCCGGCCCGCCCGGTATGCCGTTCGCTTCGAACCGCAGTCGCCCTTTGAGGAACCTGACCTCCGCACGGTCGAGAATGAACTGTTGGAACCAGCGGGTATCCGTGCGAGCCGGCAGAAGCATGACGACGAGGGTGTCTTTGCGGCTGGCTTCCATGCTGCACTTGCGCACCCATTCCGAGATTGCCTTGCCATATGGCGGATTGCAGAATACCGTCTCACCCCCCACTCATGATTGAAGGCGCTGTTTCCAGCCGTATAGTATTTTGAACATTTGTGGTTCGATTCGCTGCTGGCTGCATCCAAGGTGAAGTGAAACTCATTGTCCAGCCGAGAGAACAAGTCTGCTGGCGGTTCGATGCCGTCCCTTGCGATGATCTCTTCGATGCGTCGCCGGTCGTCGATGATGTGGTTTCGGCACAGGTTCATGTTGTCGCCGTCAGACCAGGACGGGTCGCTCCCGCCTTTGTCGCGATACCTTTTCCAGACCGTCACGTTCGTGCGAATGTCCTCGCAGAGGCTTTCAAGGCTGCTCATCGTCCCATCTTTCTCTTGAGCATGTCTGCCAGTTGCCTGTTTTTCTGTTTCCGATATTTGCAGTCCAAGCGCGGGTTCTGTGCTCGTGGGCACCTATCGGGGCCTATGGCGTAATGTCCGCATTCGGGACATTGGCGGATTCCGTCAGGCATTACGGCTCCTTTCACACACGACCCTCAGTTTGGAAGGCTGATAATGGTAGGTTTTCGGGTGACTGTAGAGGTAGTCCCAAAACTCGTTGAGATGGTCGGTGACGATGCGGTTCGAGGATTCGACCTGCGGCGGCATGGCGTCCCGATAGTCTGCGATGTCCGCAACCTGCCTGCCGAACTCGGTAGCCTGGAATGCGCCCGGCTGAGGTTCGGTGACGGTGCCTTCGCGTTTGAGCACGTTGACGGTGCGTCGTAGGCCACTCCCCTCGCCGATCTGATGGCCTGAGATGATGCGACGTAGGGCCATCATCTGCGGAGCCGTATAGACATGGCCTCTGATGCTGTATTCGACGTAGTGGCTCATTTCACACCTCCCCGTTTTCGTCTGGGCCGAGCGGTAGCAGATCGTTCAAGAGGAAGGCGAACAGGCGCAGGGGAATCCATACGAGCTGTGGGCCTTTGACGTTGAGTGGTTCTGCCATCATCTGCACGACTTCCGGCACTGGCGACGTGGCGAATGGTGCCGTGAACCGGTCGAGCATCTGGCGGCTCATTATCGCCATCTGTTCGCCCATGTGTTCCAAGCCGACGCCCTTTCGATGCTGTACCAGTACGCCGTAATCGGTGCCAAGGTGGCTCATTTCATCCACGAGCTCGGAATAGTGTGCCGCATAATCCGGCTTCTTCGTATCCTTGCACTCCACGCACACCTTGCGCCCCCAGAAGAGGACTCCGGTGATGTCGCCGGTGTCGTTGGTTCCGTGCAATGCCATGCGGTCGATACGCTCGTCCTGCACCGCCCACCTAAGATAGCGGACGGTTGCGGTCTCGAACTTCGTACCCTTCTGCTTCGGAGGATTAGCCATTAGAAATCATTCTCCCCGCCGAATTCATCGGCATTGCCAGCAGGCTGGGCGCCCCACGGGTCAGCCGGTGCCGCGCCCCAACCGCCAGCGACAGGCGGCTGAGCCTGCATCGGAGCCATGTTCTGGCCACCACCGTTCGCATGCTGGATACGCTGCACTTGAGCCGTCGCATAACGCAGGGATGGGCCAATCTCGTCCACCTGCATCTCCACGACGGTGCGCTGGGTGCCGTCCTTGGCCTGATAGGTGCGCTGTTGCAAACGCCCCTGCGCGATCACCCGCATGCCCTTATGCAGCGTCTGGGCGCAATGCGCGGCGATGTCCCGCCAAACGGTGCAACGCATGAACAATGCCTGACCGTCCTTCCATTGGCCGGACTGACTGTTGTATTGGCGTGGTGTGGCTGCGATGCTGAAATTGCAGACGGCATCACCCTTGCTCGTGGTGCGAGTTTCCGGCTCGGCGGTGAGATTTCCCACCACGGTGATGATTGTTTCGCCTGCCATCATGCCTCCTTCTTCTCTTCAGCCGCTTCTTCCGGCTGATGCTGTTTGCGGTATTCTTCGATTGCCTGCATCGTGCGTTGCTTGAGCACGTCCTTGCTGGCGGTCAGATTCTCGGCATCAATCCGGCTGAGCTGTGTAGCCGACGTGATGCCGGACAATCCAGTATGAGAGTGGAAGACGAATTGCGCCATGTCCGCAGAGTCCACGCCGCACTCGTGAAGCAGGCCATTGATCGCGTCGGCCTGCTGCTTGGATGCCATCTGCTGTGTCGGCTGTGCCGGTGGTTCCGGCTTTTGGGCCGGTTCCTCGTCTTCCACGGTCGCGGTCACGTCATCGGATGGAGCGGTGGAATGCTGACGTGTTGGCGGGTCGAAGTCATGCAGTTCGTCAGCTGTGTACTGCACGCCGTAGAGGATTTCCGGACAGGCTTCACGTGCGGCGGCGGTGATGGCGCGCCAAGTGAGCATGGTCAAGGGTTGCTTCTTGTAATTGTCCTTGCTGATCAGGCCCATCTGCTGCGCCCACGCGCGGTCACGGGTCACACTGATTGGATAGTCCGGATCGTCGGAGCGTACGATGGTTGCGGTCACGCTCAGCTGTTTTTCGTCCTTGACGATGCGCAGCTTGTGTCCGGCCATGCGCACACGGCTGGCGATGAAGCTGGCCGAAGCGGTCGGCTTGCCGTTGATTACGGAAATATCCTGCAAGGACTGCATCGGACTCAGGCCGAGTGGCGCACCATAGCCTACCGCCACGAGCACGTTGGCTGGCTTGCCACGGTAGACGGTCGGAATAATATCGGACTGGGCGACGGCCTGTGCGAAGGTCATCTGATCGTGCAAGGTGAGTCCGGCATGTACCTGCTGTTGTGGCTGGACGGTGATTTCACTGCTCATTGCTGTTGTCCTTCCAATAGTTTGAGGGTGTTGGCGATTTGGTCGGCCTGGAATGCCTTGTTGACGAATCCGCGCGGCAACCGCAGGGTGACGGTTTGCGGGCGACCCGGCTTATATTCGACTCCGGGTGGCAGTTCGCCGCCATGGGCGCGGATCAGGTTTTCAAGGAATTCGTCGGTCATGGCTTCCGGCTTCGGATAATTGCGTTGCTCCCATGAATTCCGGCCTCCGGCCAATGGTTCCTTCATGTCGTGCAGGCAGTCGGCGTAGGCGAGTGGGTCTTTGACCGTGTAGCCACCGTCACCGCCTCTGGTGAGGGTGATACTGCCCGCATCCATGCCGTTGAAGTTGCAGTCTTCGATGTCGCCGCCGTCATGGTCTTGCGCCCATGCCGCCTTCGCGGCTTTGAGCAGGGCGCTGTTGCGCTTGTCGATGATCGTGCTGGCGATGATGATGGCCCGCAGTTCGTCCGGCCTCGTGTTGCTGAAATCGAATTCATCACTCATGGTCGATCTCCTTCATGAAAACAATCCAATGTGTTCCGGTGCGGTTCGGCTGCTTGTTGCCGAAAAGCGGCTTGTACGTGGCGAGTTTGAGAATCTGAGAGACGGGTATCTGTGTCTCATTCCATTTGAAAATCAGCACGCCATGCTCTTTCAGGACTCGGAAACATTCGGCGAACATGGTCTTGATGTCGGTTTGCCATGTCTCTTGATCGAGGCACCCGTATTTCCGTGCCATGTAGCTCGTCTCTCCCGCATTGCGCAGGTGCGGTGGGTCGAGCACGACCATGCGGAACGTCTCGTCAGGGAATGGCAGATCGCGATAGTCCATCAGCATGTCCGGCTTGACATCGAACCTGCGTCCGTCACACAATTCCCAACTTTCATCGCGCACGTCACCGAAGAGCACACGGCTGTCCGCCTTGTCGAACCAGAACATTCGTCCGCCGCAAGCAGGGTCAAGCACTGGCTGATATGCGGTCATTTGTCAATGGCTCCTTCCTTGAGTGCCTTGAGCAGTGCGGCCATGCTTCGGCGGGCTCTCAGAATGTCGTTGAGGAAGTCATGTTCGGCGAAGACGAAGCAATCGTCATTTTTGATTGCCTCATAGGATGCTCGGCGGATGCGGATGGTTTCGTTGGCGAAGTCGTCAAGGATGGTGATGTACCGTTCGAGCTGGCGGACGGGATTCGCATAGTCTTCGTAGTCTTCGCCTGCATTGACTTCACGCCTCTTCTCGTGGCTGACGTAGGCTTTGAGCCTGTCAAGCTCACTGGCCGTGGACTGCTCGGCGAACTTCTCGTTGGCCTTGTCGTTTTCGGCGGTGGTTGGTTTCTTGTCGGTCATGATGGTTTCCTTTCCTATGGTTTTCATGCCGCCCGGTTTGCGTGCGGCGGGGAGCTCGTTTTCCTTGCGGAGCCGTTTCAAATTGGGCAGGAGAGTATCGCTGCCGATGTGCAATGTCGTCTTGGCCTCACGGACTGTCGGCTGACGACCGTTCAGGCGCATGAATTGCATCCAATAGTCGAGGATGCGTCGGCGCGCCTGCCAGTCGGAGACGGCTTTGGCCTGTTCGGCGGTGAGCCGGTTCGGTGTGAGTTTCGACCATGCTTCGCAGGTCTTATCGTCCGGATGCATGATGTCTCTCACCGGCTTCTCCTTCCTTGGCTTGTTTTCGGCTGGCTTTCCTTGCCTGCCTAGTATTGGCATTGGGTCTTGCGGCCTGTGCGCGCGAAGGGCGGCGATGTCAGCCGCAAAATCCGTCCAATCGGTTTCTTCGGTTTCGTCGCTCACCGTGTTTCACCTCGCATTCTCTGTATTTCCTTCTCGTTGTCTGTGATGAATCGGTCGATGTCGATGCCTTGCTCGCTCAAGGTCGGCGGCTCGCGATGACTGAGCCGGGAGCCTTTCAATTCCGGCGTACTGCGGAGTCTGGCGCCGGGAATGAACGTGTTGGTTGGCAGGTGGTTTTCATCTCGCCTCCGTCCTCGTGAGGGTGGTGCCATAGGTTTCCAAGTCGTGTAGCCGGTATCTCACCGGCCTCCTGTCCTGCCTGCCCTGCGGTGGCGGATTGCCGAGCTTCGTGTACTTCGGCCCACCGCCACGACTCCGCCAATTCGCCAAAGTTCTCGGACTCACACCAAGAAACCGTGCGGCTTGAAGCGGGGTCAACAGGCGGTCAGGCATCATGCTTCAATCCATAACGGTTGATGAAATACCTCTGGCCTTTGCCGGTGACTTTCGGCGTGCGGCTGATCGTCACATGTCCGTCCGAATGGGTTACCGCCGTCTCCTTGATGCGGAACAGGCCCAGTTCCATCGCCTTCTGCGTCGGCACGTTCGTGTTCGCGCCGGACTTGCCAAGGAAACCGTCATCACGAAGCAGTCTGAAAAGACGGTTCTGCCCGATGTCCAAACCATTCTGACGGAGCATCTTCGCCAACTCGCCCACCAGGCACGTGCCGTCCGAAGCGGCAACCGCGTCAGCGAACAATGCCTTCGGCTCCAATTCCCTGATGCGGGATTCCTGCGATGCGATGCGTCGCTTCTGCTCTTCCATCGTGCGCCGGCCGATCATCACGGCCTTGGCGAGGATGGTCATATCATCATCCACGTCGGTCGTGGGGATATAACCGCCTGTCTTACGGATCTGCGGTAGCACCTCGTGAGTGACCCAACGCTGGAACTCCCTGGCTTCAGGCTTGCGGCTTCTCATAATGAGCTTGTACAAGCCGGGTTCGCTGATGATAAGCGGTGCTCGTCCAGGCTGATTCCAAACCTCCGGATTACGGAGGTTTGTGATTTCGTCTTCATCGAGCGCGTCACGAAGATGATTTGTGTCGATGTTGAGGATGCCGCATGCATCCTTGCCAAAGAACCACGGGTCTCCCTGTTCGTCGGTAAGGCCGCGAAACTGGTTGCCTTTGAAGTTGAACTGTTGAATGTCCTTCATGTCTCTTCCTTTCGACGTTGGTGGCGTTCGCGCAGATCGGCTTCTCGCGGCAGACAATGAACAAAAACTGCCGCTAACCGTCTTCGTTCTTGGCTGTGGTGAATCCTGAAAACCACGGTCAAGTGGCGTTGACGCGAACACCTAGTGCTCTGCACGGGATTCGAACCCGTATCACCCCGCCTTATAAAGGTTTGTGGGGTTTGTCGATTTTTAAGACCGCCGCGTATGCCAATTCCGCCAGCAGAGCGATTGCGGCTTCAGCCGCAAAGAATGTCAGTCCTCGCCATCCTCTTCGTTTCGTTCGGATTGGGCCGCCAAGTAGATGACCGAACCGAAGAGAATCACCGCCGCCGTGATCGTCCAGCCGAGGGATTGGGCGGTGGCCCACGAAAGCAGTAACGTGCCGGTGATGCAGGCAAGGGCGGTGGCTACGAGGGTGCCGGTATTCGCCTTCATGACTAGTCCTCCTTGCCTTTGACCGGGAGAATCACTTCACCGAGTGGCACCAGTGGGAAGGCATCGGGGCCGAGTTTCGAGCAGAGGCCCTGCTCTCCCCAGTAAACGCGCCTTAGTGATCCAGAGTTGTCGAACATCTCCCACTCTCCATCGTGGTGCCGCCGCAGTACCGTATGCCGCTGTGTTAGGTAGAAGCCTGGCTTGTCCGGCAGTGTCGGCATGGGTGCGGCAGCGGCGATGGTGAGTTCATTAAGTTTGTCCTCAAGCCCTCGCATGTACGCCTTGACCGTCCTTATGTGAGTGTCCAGCTCATCCAAGGCTTTCTGCAATTCCTGTTCGTCGATCATGACTAGTCCTCGGCTTCTTCGATGTTGCTTACGCTGAGGTATTCTTCGACGGAATCGTCAGTGTCGATCACGTCCTCTATGCCGTCGAAGGTGTAGTCCTTGAGTGCCTTGAGGATGTTCTCTTCGGTGGGTTCCCCATACTTGTCGTCATCCCAGCTGATCACGGTGAGGTCGTTGGCGATTTTGCGGGATTCCACGTTTGCGGTGATGGTTCTAATCATTTCGTATTCTCCTTTGCTTTCGGGTAGTCGGTGGCGAGGTAGTTCCATACGCGGATTGCCTCTTTACGGTCGGTGTGGTTGGTGAGGATGACGGCAGAGCGGAGGCACCCACTGCATGCGACGTTCCAGTATCGGACTATCTGTAAGGTGATTCGGTCGAAGCCGTAGCCGCACTTGTAGAATCTGATGTCCTTGCCGCCACAAATCGGGCAAGGCACCGGCCTACGCCATTTGCGTGGACGGCTGGCGATGGTGTTTCGCGCGTCCGTCAATGTCCTGCGGTTTTTCATCGTGTGGCTCCTACTCGTTCCTGCATCCAATGCGCCAAAGTCTCGAACTGGCTGGGCGTGAGGTTGATGATGGTGGGTTTGCCGCCATCGAGGATATGGATGTTGAGACTGCCGAGGTTGCCGGCCCAGAAGTTAACCAGCGCATGCTCCTTCGAGATGAAGTGGATGTCGCCCGGGTCGGTCAGCCGATTCCGTTCTGGCGGGGCTGGAGGATTGTCGAGAATGTCCGTCATGCCGTCGCCTCCATGTTGTTCGCTTGAACGTCAAGACTTGCGGACTGGATGATGACTTCGGTCTTGATGTTGAGGTAGCCAGCGATAAGCGCCAAGTCTTTGGTGGTGAACGGCTTCTCGAACCGGAACCGCTCGTAGACGTATTTCGGGTCACGTCCCAGTGCCTTGATTGCAAGGGTCTTGCCGTCAACGCCAGCACGCGCCGCTTCTGCCTTCACTGCTCGGATGATCCGAGTGGAAGTTTCATCGAGTGCCATATTTGTCATATCTACATAGTGCCACTTTTGGCACTTTCTGTCAACTTGAAACGGCACTAATTGCAAAAAGTGCCATATTTCGGTATTCTTGTGTGCATGAAAGAAATAGATGATTTCACTGACAGGGTGATGCGGACAATAGAAGGAAAACGGCTGGAACTCCGCATGCCGGTAGCCGAACTGATCGAAAGATCAGGTATCACACGGCGCACATACTTCCGTAAAATGCGCGGAGATACCGCTTTCACCACAAGCGACATCGACGCATTGGCGAAGGCGCTCGGCTGTGACGCACTACTCCTGTTGAAGGAGGCCGCGCAGGAGCCGACCGACGAAGAGCGCATAATCCGTGCCGCATTGCGCAAATTGCAGGAGGACCCGCTGGCCTTGGCCGCCTACATGAGCGACAGCAAACAGGCGGATATAGACGGAGAGGCAGGGCCGGACTACGACGAGCCTGCCTGACCTGCCCATCGACCGGCGTATGACGTATGGTGACATGCGCCGTGCTATCGTCAACCTGCCGGTGACCGTGGCAAGCGCCATCCTCCCGGACGGCCTGTACGGCGCCTACGACGCTCGACTGCAAGCCATCCTCATAGATCGACGGCTCACCTACACCGGCAAACGCTGTACCCTCGTGCACGAGCTGGTGCATTGGTGGTACGGCGACTGCTCGTGCGATATGAGAAGCCGTGCGAAGAGCGAATGCCGCGCCCGTCGCCAAACCGCCCTGCTCTTGGTTGACCCAGCCGAGTGCGCCACCTTGGAATGCATGTACGACGGCTACCTATGGCACATGGCATCAGGCCTGAACGTCACCAAGGACGTACTGCTTGACTATCGGAAGACATTAACGAACGTAACATTAAGTCATTGATTCAGAGAAGAAAGGAAAACCAAAATGACCGCCAACAATCCACAACCGCAACAAGGGCGCCCACAGCCGCAGAAGCCGATTTCGCCATACTATTCGCAGGAACCCAAGATTGGATTCTGGAGTCATCCAGTCACGTTATCACGAATCGGTCTGGTCGGCATGCTGGTCGGATGCGTCTTCTTCGGAGCCGTGGCTTGCGGTGGCGTCTTCCACGGCGATGACGGTAGCAGTGAGGCCAGTTCTTCCAGCACTGCATCATCGGACGTGAGGAAGGATGATAACGATTCCAGTGCGAAGAGCAGTCCGAAGCCGTCCAAGACCACGGAATCGTTCGACATCGGCTCTCTTGACGGCAAAACCGTGTATGCGGCGCATGATCTGATCGTCAAGGCGGGATTCACATTCAAGGCCGTCAGTGATGGCGACGTAGCCAAGACGGACATCACCGAAAACTTCTACGATGCTGACGGATCCAAGATTGACGGTTGGGATGATTGGAAAGTAGTCAGTGCCACGCAATCCGATAAGACTGTCACATGCATGGTCGATTCGCAGGAGAATCTCGATGCGGAGAAGAAGACTGCTGAGAATGAGAAGGCCGGGGATGATGCCGCCCCTGCCGTTATGACCGCATGCCAGAACGAGGGCAAGAATCGGTTTCCTTACGGCTATAAGGAGCATGACATTCTTGGTGTGATTCAGGACGTGACAAGGCAGGATGACGGCAGTTTTTACTACAAGGTCAAGGCCACCGTCACCAATGATTTCAATGCGAAGCAGGAGGTGACAGTGGAATGCGTCACGACCGGCGATAACGATAGCCAGACCGTCACTGGTTGGAATGCCTACTGAGGGAAGGTGAGAAGGTGAGAAGAATCACACGGTTTGCCGCAGCGGCCTGTGCCCTGCTGTTGCCGCTTGGTTTGATGTCCTGCGGTCAGAATGCCGAGCGGATGTCCGCAGAGCAGGCGGAGCGGGAGAAGGATAGGCAGGCGGCTTTGGAAGAGGCTGGCGCATTGCCGCTCGAATCCGGCCTGTCCGGCAGTTGCACGGGCGATGACGAGCGATTGCCGTCCGTCAGCCTGGGAACTACCGGCCAGTATCTCACCATCGGCATCGACGGCTTCGACAAGGTGCATGCGGATCAATCCTATGCCTACACGGTCACGGTCAAGAATCATGCCGCCGACACGTGGTATCAGGTCAATCTGTCCGACTACATTTCCACAGGCGAGACGAAGCGCAGTGTCACGAATCTGAGCACCAATATCGAGAATGCGTATCCCGGCTGGAATGATTCATCAAGGCAAGGATGCACTGGAATGGAATGTCGCCTTGAATGTCGATGGTGAGGAAGTCGCCACATGTCCTGCCGATGGTGATGCGAGACTCGAGTGATGATTCTTCTTCTTGGCCCTGCTTCGGCGGGGCCTTTTCTTATGCCTGTTAAAAATCGGGTGTAGTTTTTTCCACGGGAATGCTTATGGATGATTTTCCCGCCAAAACGAATGCGATTCACTAATGTAAAAATGAAAAAAGTAATGTAATCAATGTATATGTTATGTATAGTTCATGCTTGAACATGAACATAATTCTGGGAAACCATGACAGTACGGTAACCTTCAAACATGACACACTGCTCCCGTTTGCCCATGATTAAACAAAAAAGGACCTTACGGTCCTTTATGCTACGAGGAACCAGAATCACCCAACATGCGACGCCCTGACTCCCTCATAAATCGCCTGTCTGCCGCGGGGGAAGCAACCCATGGCGAAGTATCTGGTCCACAAGGCCCAAATCAGACGCCATTCACGCCCCTCAATATCCGCCTTCTTAACCGGCAGACCGAAGCCGATCGCATCATCGGCGGAAACAACCGCGGAATGACTCGAAGGATTGTCGATAAGCGGCGCCTTCAGACTGTCTGCCAATGCGTCTACCTCGTCAGCGGAACGTTCGGGCAGTGACGCCAAGGACTCCCTCATCAGGGATTCCGACCTGTTAAGTGCCGAGCGGGCCTGTTCAATCATGAGCATATTGACATCGGATAGCAGTGAAGAGAACAATGCGAATGAATTCGGATTGGCATTGACCCTCTGCTCAGCCTCGTCCACGGCCGCGACGATCTCCTTGGCGCTCGCCATACCCGAACCGGACGGGCTGTTGCTGAGTATCATCTGCGGGTCGATCGGCCCAAGGTCCCCGGATGGCCCCATGAGTATTCTGTCGGCCCCTAGGCAAAGAATCGTTGCGGCGCTCTTGTCCATGTCAGGCACGATGATGGTCAGTCTCCTGCAATATGAATGCATGGCCCTGACCATGCGCAATGCAGTCTCACCATCGCCTCCGGGCGATGAGAGAATTACATGGAGGTCCTTGGACTTGTCACAGTCCCCCAACAATTCCTCCAGTACGGTCATGTTCGTCTGGTAGATCTGATCGATTACTGTTATCAGGTTCGCTCCAGTAAGCTCCTGATATTCGGACATGAGATTCTGCCGTTCATATCGAGCCGAATTCTCGGCTGCGAACAATGGCGTACGTCTGGAATTGATCAGACTTGGCCTATCGTAAGCCTGAAACTCTTCTGCTTGCCCTTGCGAAGTTCCATCCCCAGCGTTCGGGCTTCCTTCGCGATTTGCGCTTTCTTCTTCCAAGTTTGGTCCGTCCTTTCTAGAAGCGCCGTTGTGGGCCCTTCGTTCCTTGCGTCCTTCATCGCCGTACTGCTACTGGTTACTCTCGTCAACGTATCCTTCCTCATGTCCTACCTCGCATCCTTTCGTGAATGTTCATCGGTGCTGAACGAATCGGTATAAGTGTATTGCAGTAATTTTAAGACGTTCCGCATGAGCTTCGTTTCCTTTTTCTCGCTCTATGAAAAGAATGAAAATAATGTTACGTATGTATATATGTATATTTAATGTTTACACATTAGTATTTTTCGTGTTCATGGTTAGTATGCGCTATTGTTAGCAACACACCATACATACATGTTTACAAGTTAGCGTATAATGTGTTGTAGAACAAAAAACCTCCGCAGTGTTAACGGCACCGCGGAGGTAAAACATGAAGCCTCACTCAAAGACTTCCAGAAACCAGTGTACCGCATGGCTTGGAGGTCGGAAATGGAACCGGAAATGGGATACCGCAACATGCTGGCGGTCGAAGAACTCGCAAGCCAAGGCAAACTCACCGTCACCCACAAGGGCGCACGCAGCTTCGACTTCGCCCAATACGCGCTGCTAAGCAGAATGGCATGGCTTACCGCCGACTGGCCGCTGGACAAGGCGGCCAAGGAAAAGCGCATGCTGCCACGCACCTACGCCTCCGGCTGGCTCAAAATCGCAATCGACTGGGGCATGACACTCCCTCAATCGATGGACGAACTCGTGGCCATCGGCAACGAGCCGCGCAACCCGAAACGCGAACAGCTGGCCTACAACCGCATCGGCAAGATCGCGAGGAAGCTTGAAGAGGCCGGGCTTATCAAATGCCTACGCAGGGGCGACATCCAGCGGAAGAACAATGCCGTCTGGCTGTTGACCATCGGCACGCCGGAGGAGAACCGCGAGGTCGAAGCCTACGTGCGGAACCACATGTACCTGTGATTTTATGCCCACATTTTGCCCACGTTCCAGCGGTAAAAGCCGTGAATTGACGGTAATTACAGTGAATTACCACGGTTAACGAATAGGCGGAAATCCATTGGAAAACCAAGGAAAACCGCCATCCACGACAACAACCGGATCAGGACGGCAGGTATTCTGCAAGTACATG